CCCCAATCACTTGCCCAGGTACTGCTTGTCCTCCAACAGCAATGGTCAATCTGCCAAGATCGTACATACGAAGATCGGCATTGGCGGGGGGGGAACCCGCTCGGGTGTAGAGGTTATCCAACACCAACTGATTCCGATCACACTCGATCGGATGGAGGAAGCTTTCATTCGTCTTCCTCGAATTTGCAAACTCATGATTGAGCATGCTCTTCTTGTCACTAAAGGACGTTGAGACCGTATTGTACTGTGTCGCCATTGCAACATATCCAATCCCAACATCTGCGGAATATGAACTCGCAGTGTCCTTATATTCGAAAACCAATCCTTTCAATCGGTATTCTTCGAAATTGTTCGCCAACACACACGCCCATGGAAAGGTCTCAGCCATTCCAGGGTTAATTGGAAACTCTTGTGTGACGAATGGAAGATCGGAGGACAAGATATCTCCGATATATTCCCTGTGCCGAATCTGATCATAACACTTAGAATTATTCATCATTGGCACATTGTTACCAATTTCACCTTCCGTCACGGCAGCCGTGATCGAGTTTGAATCAATTTCATAATCTCCCAAACCCATCAACGCTGTTGCCGCATAGGGAGCAAGTTTTTCCACTACCTTGCCTCCCATATCCAAAGCTGTTTCATACCATGGCTTTCCTTCCATAAATTCTTCTTCCGTGAACAGCTTCTTATTGTTGCGCCGCGCCCGCTTCTTTGTTCTTTTCCGAACCTGACGTTGTCGTTGAGGTCTAGGTCTCTGGGCTTCTACATAACGAACCTTACGGCCACGCTGTTGATTTCCACGTCTCTTTCTACCCAAAATATTATTGGCAGCAACGGGCTTCGCAACCTTCTTCTTCTTCGCAACTGTACCATTGTAGAGTCGCTCTTTAGCTTTGTTTTGACGTATAACTTGTTCGCCAACCCTACGTCCAGGCTGACTGGTCTGTTTTCGCTGTACTCGCGACATCAGACTTTTCTCGGGCTTTCTTAATCTTTCTTGCGCTTCCCGAGAAAAATGGACCCACTCTTCTAGGGTCCGTTCAGGTTCAATCCACTTATCATGAACCTCCTTCCCACTAGTATCATAAAACACTTTCCAGTGGGGATAATCATGGTCCACTGTACAGCAGACCATATCATCAACACATAAAGGTTTTGGTAATACAGTCTCATTGATATCACAACAACAACGTTTGTGACCCTCGAACTGCTGGCGTATATCATGTTCACGGTCTAAGCCAAGAAGGGATAAAAGGTCACCAACATGATCACTTTTAAGATAATCGTAATCGTGATCGTCAAAACCTTGGGGGAACATAACTGGCTCCCCTAGGAACAACTCACCCAACTGGGAATCAGATAAAATCGCACAACGCGCTTCAATCCAATCTGGGTCATTCCAACAAACAGAACTGAAGTTGGTCATCAACCAATCTATCAAATTCCGACAAAAATATCGAAATTGAGTATCGCTCCAACCAATTTGTAACAAAGCTCCTGCTCGCAACAAGGCTCGCGCAGGACTTTGCTCAATGGTCTCTGAATAGAGCAACGAGGTCATCAAT